CGGGCATTTTGCTCGCCCCGCCTTAGAGAGATTATGACATTAACTCAAATTAGAACCGAAATAAGAAATATTACTGGGGTAGAGTCTACCTCAATAGTTGCTGATGCAGTATTAACTGACTTGGTAAACAAAGGACAGACCATACTAGCTGATGAAGCTAACCTGTTTTATGGTTATGGTACGCGTAATAGTGTTGATGGTACTGGTGAGTATCAAATGATTACTGGTAATAATGTTACTGTTGATACTTGGACTATTGTAGAAAATGGAGCATCTACTGGTAGTCAAAGTCTTGCGAATATGATAAGGATATATCGTGTGGATTTTGATGGCGATGTAATGACAAGAATAGGTATGGATCAAATACACAATTTATCAAGTGATGTAGCTGATATTAAGATGCCTACTGCCTATGGATATTATATCAATGATGTAAACTTAGGTATTTTTCCAATACCTTCTTCTGCAAAAGTAATTAAAGTATATTATTATCATTTACCTACTGCTTTGTCTCTTGATAGTGATGTTCCTATGGTAGATAGTAGATACCATGAATGTTTGATCTATTATGGTGCATGGAAAACCGCAGAACGATTAAGAGATATGAATATGATTCCTTATTTTAAAAATGAGTGGTTAGAGTGGAAAGAAAAGGTAATAATGGATCGTCAGCGTAGAGCAGGAGAACCAAAGTTTAGTATTAATTATAAGGATTTCTAATGCCAAAATTAAGTATTAGGAATTTTTCTGGTGGTTTAGTAACCAATCAATCAGAGTTTGACATCTCTGAAAGTCAGTATGTTGTTTTTAATAATTTTCTCAACAAGATGCCAGGTAGGTTAGAGAAATTTAATACTGATTCTACTGCTAGTGCTGGTATTACTAGCTTAACAGATGTTCAAACAGAACTGGTATTATATCGAACTGAAAAAAATGCTGCTGATGCTGATGTATCTACTACATGGTGGGTGGTCGGTAATGGCACTGTTCTTCGTAGACAAGATACATCAGATGGTACTGGTGGTACTTTTACTGATATAAGTACAGGTTGGTCATCTAATCCTATATATGATTTTTTAGTACATAATCAGATACTTAGAATATCTGATGGTAGTTTTTCTAATAATACCAAGTGGTTTGGTCACATAAAAAGAGATGTGTTTGGCGCAAATCTAGGCTTAACATCATTTGTACCTTACTACTTAAATCCCACTGGTGATGCAACTGTCAATGATTGGTTTGTAAAAGATGCTGCATTAACTGCCCCTACTATTGTAAAAATGTCAATGGCTCACGATGGTAGCAATGAATTAAATGCTAGTACAAAAGTAGGCATATTTGTATATGAACCAAGAACTCAGTATGGTGATGATGCATTAGAAAATGATGAACATAATGCATGGGTTAATGCTCTTGATAATGAGACTTTTGACCCTTCAGATAGATATACTGTAACATATCTATACGATTATGTTCAAGAGTCTGATCTAGCAAGAGATGCTGATGGTAATATTGGTGTTTCAGGTTTTGAAGTTGCTAGTGGTTCTGATGATGAAAGTGATAGTGGGGTTACTTTAGCCACATCTGCTATGACAGATACTGGTTCAGAGGTATTGATAGGTTCAGGTAACAATACACTATTTAAACCTTATACTTACATTAAAATTAATAGTGAGATTATGTTTATCAAGCGTGTCAGGTCTGATAGGTTAAATGTAAGAAGAGCGCAGTTAAATACTCAGGTTTCTGAGCATGCAGTAGGAGATAGTATATTTTATAGAAGTTCACCACAAAAAGGTAGAGCTATCAATGTAGTATTAAATGGACTGACAACCGATGGCTACCATGACCCAAGAATTACTGGTTTAAATATATACTGGCAACCAAAAGGTGATGTAGACTGGTATCTTGTAGAAACTCTTGATATTAATAGAGGATACTCTGATAGTGTCTTAGCAACTACTCCAGATACCTTAACACAAGGTTCTAGTGACCTTGCTCCTTATGTAGCATCGGATAATTTTAATTCTGATGCTATGAAGAATTATGGATATTGGGTCGCTTGTCCTAATCATACTGCATTGGATGATGTAGAAAAAGGTAAAGTGACAGGAATAACAGTAACTAATGGTGGTACTGGTTATACAGCAGGTAGTTTCACTGTGGATAATACAGGCACTGGTGGAAGTGGTTTTGCAGCTACATATACTACTGACGTAAGTGGTACTATAGGTGGAACAACTATTACTAACGCAGGTGGAGGATACACTACCGCTCCTACACTTACTCCAGATACAGGTGGTTCTAGCGCAAATATTACCGCTACTATTAGTAGTATTTCTTCAACAAATACTGGTTGGCGCACAAGTTCAGGAGATTTTAATAACTCTTCTTCTGGTAATATAGGCATTGCATCAAGAAAGGAATTTGGTGATAGCGGTCTTGGAACTCAATTTAATAGAATTGGAGCGTATTTTACTAAAGTAACTGGCAATGGAACTGGTGGTGAACGAATAGAATATTCTTCTAAAAATAATATTAATAGAGTATTTGCAATGCAAACTGCTACTCCATCACATGTAGCAAATATTACTAGAGTAACCACACATGCAGAAAATACAGCAAAGGTTACTTGTTGGTATATCCCTTATGATGGGATGAAACTTGCAACTTTTAATTCTTTGACTGGTAGAGCAGCAGAAACAAAGTTATCATCAATAAAATGGAATACTTCTGCTGTAGTAAATAATAGAGGATATTATGCGGATGTTGATACTGTTGATGAGAATGAGCAGACAGCAAGAGAAAAGAATCGAGTTTATTATACAGACCAGTACAAGCTAGATGAGGTAATTCCTGGTAGGTATTTTGATGTAGGTAGAAATGATGGCGATGAAATAAAAAAATTAATGTCTTATATGAATAAGTTATTTGTATTTAAGACAAGGAATGTATATGTCTACGATAGAAGACATAGATTAGAGCGTTCTTTCTCAAGGGCAGGTGCGGTTCATAAGCATGCAGTAACTGAGACTCCTATGGGTTTAGTGTGTGCAAATAGAAGTGGTGTATATATGGTAAATACATCTTCATCAAAAGAATTATCGTTTCCCATTAGAGACACTTATCAGTCATTAGGGTTTGGAAATTTTACTATTGTTGGTTGTGATTCTAAGGAAAATGAATTGTATGTACTGGCTGATGATGATGGCAGTGCAAGTTATGTTATGAATATGGACAATGGAAGTTGGAGTTATAGAGCAATAGATGCTACTAATCAACGTACTAGAAGTAATTATATACAAGGTACAAGTTTACGCGCCCAGTTTTTTAATGTTACCACTGGTGCATCAGCGGTAAAAAGGGTAGGCGCAGGGTCTACATCATCAACAACTGCACTCTTAGTAACAAAAAGGTTTGATCTTGGAACTCCAGATGTCCAAAAAAGATTTAATAAAATAATAATGACCTATCAGTCTGGTGCATCAATAACTGTGAATGTCTATGTAGATGCTGGTTATTCAGCATCAAGTGCAACTGAAACATTTGATTTTCCAACAAAAACAGCATTGGTTACAGAGAGTATGGCGATACGCGCTGTAGGTAAGTCAATACAGTTAATGATAGGTGCTGCTAGTGATAGTTTAAAAATTGATACCATTGAGATAGAATATGACCTACTGGGAAGTAATCCATAATGAGTGATGTAACACAAGATATGCTTTTTACTCAACTTGATAAAAAACAAGATGAGATGCTACCTCCTAAAAATGGTCTATACTCTAATGGAGAGGGAGAGGATGGAGACTCTTGTGTATGTATGCATAATGGAACTCATTTTTTTGGTGTAAAAATGAATGGAAACTGGAAATATATATCTATGATAGATTCCAAAAGATTAAGTAATGAAAATGATGTAGACAGCACCATGAAAGATAATTTTTCAAAGTATCTTGATAGATTTAAAAATGAGATACTTGACCTTATTGCTGGTTCTATGCGATTAGGTAGTTGGGCAGTGCATCACAGTTTTTCTGGTCTATTTGGTTCAGGTGGAAGTTTTTTAGATAATTTTATACAGTTTTCTGCAAATGATGCCGAAGAATCTAATTCAGATGGAAGTAGAATATTTATAGTGCCGATTGTATGTGTACTCAAAAGAATGAATTTTTATATGGTGGTTACATCAGCATCTTCGGGAGCTGACGAGACTTATCAGTTTGATGTAACAATAAAAAAAGGTAGCTCATCTTCATCTCTCGCTACTGTAAAGACAGAAACATTAACAGTTACAGTTTTAGATGGTGAACAAAGTGGTTTTGGAATGATTCATCCAAGTTTAGCAATGATTGAATCAGAATTTTATCAGATTGGTATAAAACAATCATCTCCAGCAACACTTGCTTTAAAAACAAGTAAAGCTGTGTCATTTTTTCAAGCAACATAAATTTAAGATTATAGGAGTTATAGATGAGATATCAAAAAAGAACCGATAAGAATATTGCTGGTAGGACTAGAACTATTGAAATTATTGATACTGATACCAATGCAGTGGTACAAAGATGGGATGTTCCTACAAGTGGAAGTGATAGAAAACAGCAAGTTGGTATAGCAAATAGAGCAGCCGATGCAGAATTAGTAAGACTTAATACAGAAAATCAAACTTCTGATGTTACTGGTGAAACCTATGGTTCTGAAGAAGAATTAAGAGAAGCCGAAAGAATGGTAGGTCTTGAAAGTAATTATGAGGACTTTGAAGCTAGAATAAAAGAATCTGGAAGGTTAAGAGAAGTATTAGCTGCTAATAAAAGTGCAAGACAGCAAGGTCAATTAATGAGTCAACTTGAAAGAGCGATTCTTGGTAGTGGAGGTGATCAAGGTCAAGTTGAAGCCTTAATACCACAAGTCCAAGAAGGCAGTCAAAGAAATTTGCAGGATTATATCACTGGTAGTCAGGCAACTACTGAGCAGGAATTAGCACAGTTTATTCCTACTAAAATTACCTCTGACTTAAATCAAGCTAGACTGCAAGATGCAATGAGTCAATTTTTAATGAATGAAGATACTGAACGTGCAAGATTTCAAGCTCAGTTAGACTCACAGCCAGAGTGGTGGGAAAATCTTTTAAGTGAAACTTTGCAAAATGCAGGTCAGTTAGCAGTAACTGCAATAGCACAAGGAGGCGCATAGGATGGCATTTAAGTTTAAAGTAAAGAAAAGACCTAATCTCGGTCAGGCAGTTGCAAGTGCTTATACAGCAGGCGCAGTGCAAGGTGGAACTATTGCCTTGCAAAATGCAATGAAGGAACGTGAAGAGAGAAAACAGCAGTCTACAAAAGAGCTAAATCTTTTTAATAGTGGCATTGCTGGTCTGCCTTTAACTCCAGAAAATTTGTCTAAAACGCTACCATTGAAAATGCGAATAGCAAAAGGCGATCTTACTGCAAATCTAGCCTTTGAGATGTTAGGAATGGAGAGCCTAGACTATCAAACCAAGCAAGAAAAAGCTGCTGAAAAAGAAGCTGAATTAAAAAAGTGGCAAACAATGAGTGAAGATCCAAAAGTCGATGCAAGAGAAAGATTAGCAATGATTGATGCTGGTATGATTGGTAAACCAACCACAGATGAAATAAAAAATGTAAGAATAAAAGAAACTGAAGTTAATAGGGGAGTTAGACCAGATCCAACAGAAGTAAGTTTGAATGAGATTCAGATAATGAATAAAAGAGAAATTGATATTAATAGAAATGCAATTAAGGACATATCCACAATAATAGAAGATCTTGAAGAAAAAAAGGCAAATTCTGAGGCACTAAAAGATTCTGATTTTGCAGTACCATTTACATCTCAAGATCAAGAAAGGTTAGATAAAGCAAGAGCAACACTTCAAGAATATCAACGAAAATTAAATAATGCTTTAAATCAAGATTCTGTAACAAATGTTCAGAGTAATAATCAAGAGCCTGATCCATTTGAAGCGTATTTAGATACAAGTCAACAATAGTATGGCTGAATTATTTTTTGTAGGAAATAAAAAGTATAATATCCCTGCTGATGTTCGTGATAAGTTTTTACAAACTTATCCTGATGCAGTGCCAGGACTTACTTTAAGTGTAGAAGAAAAAACGTATAAAATACCTTCTACTTTAAAAGATTCGTTTATGCAGCGTTATCCAAATGCTACTTCTAATGATAAACCTCAACAAGTGTTGTCTATGCAACCAAGATTTAGATCTACAGCAGAAGTCTTGTCATCTCCACCAGAATTAGTGACTGCTCAACCAGCAACAGTTTCTGAAACAGCAGGAATTGCACCTGTATTAGACCCACAAAGTGAAGCTGCTGAAAGAAGTACAGGATTACAAACAGATATTAACCCAAGAGATAAATCTGTTCGATTTAGAGCAAATTTGCTTAAAGAAGGTTCATTAGGCTATTTAGATATGGGTTTGGATGAACCTCAGACAATCGGAGAAACAGTTACTGATGTAGCAGGTTCTATAGCAGGAACAATAGCATCTTTAGGAACTACTGGTGGAGTTATAGCAAAAGGATTAACTGCAACAGGTAAAAAACTACCTAGAGTAGTAAACTGGATTAATAATACAGTAGGTACAAATAAAACTGTAAAAAAGGTTGGATTTAATACAGCAAGGGATTTATTAAACTTTAATATTCATGGTCAAGTTTATAATAGACCTGATATAAAAACCTTAGAAGATAGATTAGACCTTGCTTTAGAAAATACAGTAACTGCTTTAGCATTTAGTGGAGCAGGAGCATTAAATCATTTACCTAAGTATGGTAAAACATTAAGCACTACTGGAGTAGGTGTTTTAGGTTGGGAGATGGGTGGAGAAACTTTTGAAGAAAAGGCAATTAATTCTATTGCTATGATGGGATTACATGGTCTTTTTAATAGAAAGCCAAGAACAAAAGAGGTCGCAAAAAGTAATGAAGATTTACTAATGGAGCTTTACCCAGAATTATCAAGATCTGAAGCAAGTCGTATAAGTAAGAAAATGATTGAGAATATTCTTAGAACTAAAAATAAGCTACCAGAAGATTTACAAACACAACCCTTTTTATTATTACCAGAAAGAGCAGAGTCTTTACGTTTAGCTAGACCAGTAGGTAAGCCATATGATCCAGATATAATGCCATTCGGTAGACCTATTGGATTGCCAAGTGCGCGTACCACTACAGGCTTTGAAAAAGGCGCGCAAGTAAGAATTAAGGGAGCAGGTACATATTCTGGGTTAACTGGTACAGTTAGAGAATTAAGACCTGATGGTAAAGTAAAAGTCTACATAGAAACACAAATACCAACAAAGAAAGGTGGTAGAGCATTAAAGGGTGAGCGTTTATTCACTACTGATAAATTAGAGACACAAGCTGCTGTTCCACTTAGAGGAGAAGTTAAATTATCAAGAGCTGAACAATTACAGTTTGAACTACAGCAAGTTAAAAAAACAGCAGACCCTACTGGTAAAAAACCGCAACAAGGGAAGCAGGCACAAGAAGAGTATCGTCAGCTTAGAGAATCGGTAACAAATACAGAAAGTATCTTACAGAATCCGAACCTTACTCAACAACAAAGAGTTGCATATGAACACTCATTAAATCAACTTAAAAAATTAAAACAGGAAATGTTAGATGCAGGTTCAATAAAATTGTATTCAGGACTTCCTATACATGAATTGTTTAAGTCTCGAAGAACATCTTTAAAGGATTTAACTCCAAAAGAGATTGATTTACTTTATAGGGAAGCAACCAAACAACCTTTGATTGATATTAATAAGATTGGTAAGCCTAAAGATACTCCATCAGTATTAAAAGATGTAAAGACAGACTTAGGTGTTTTTGGTAAGGTTATTGATGTTATGAAACAAGCGCGTAATCGAGTTAGTCAGAAAGAAAGTAAGTTGCTTGTAAGAAATATTGAAAAAGCAGATGAGATATGGCACAATTTAGGTGGTGGATATATTGAAAAAATGAGAAAGCTAGGCTTTGATAAACTTACAGAAAAGCAAGGCATTGAATTAGGTAATGCTTTAAAAAATGGAACTGCTCCTCAATACAAATCTATTTTAGATGACGTTGTAAGTAAATTAAAAGGTGCTGGGGTAGAAATTGGATATATTCAAAATTATTTTCCTAGAGTATGGAAAAAAGAAGTAGCAGACCAGGTTTATGATGATTTAGCTAAACTGCAAGAAATAATGGTTAAATCAGGAAATCAGTCAGATAGGATTATTGCAAACAATTTAAAAAATTATAGTAAAGACACTATTGACCTAATTAATCATTTAATCACAAGTGGACAAGCTAAATCATATTCAAAAGCAGTTAATAGATTAAAAAGAGATGTATCTACAGAGTTATTTCCTGAAGCAAGTTTTGAAAAACCAAGAAGGTTAGACTTACCTGCAACCATCTTTGAGAATGATGCTCGAAAAGTTTTACCATATTATGTAGATACTATGACTAAAAGGATTGCTTTAGCTAGGCAATTTGGAGCAGATGGAAATAAGGCAATCAGATTGATTGATAGGGTGAATAAGAAAGATTCAGATGAAGCAAGGTTACTACATGAAATTATTGATTTGTACACAGGAGAAGCTGAAAAAGTAAGAGGTTTTACAGGTCATGCAAAAGATATTGTTAACGCAGTGTATGGTTACGAAGTAGGAACAAAAATTGGACTTGGTACTGCTACGATTCCAAATATTACTCAGTCATTAGTTTCAACAATACCACAATGGGGTGTTTTCAGATTTGTTAGAGGTGGACTAAAACTTCTTGATCCACAAGTACGATCTGAAATTAGAGGTACAGGTATTTTACGAGAATCTGCTATTAATGCTTTTGCAGGAGTAGAGCCAAAGGGGGTTATGGGTAAATTTGCAAAACTAACTACTAAGCTAGGTTTTGAACAGATCAATAAGGCAAATCTATACTTAGCTGCCAGTACCTTTAGAGTAGGTGCAAAAGATTTAATGAAGGTTGCAAATAGTAATAGTCCAAGAGCAGGATGGGCAAGAAAAACTCTAAAGAAATTTGGTATCAATTATCAAAATCAGCTAACAGATGATTTACTTGCAAAGAAAATGTATCGTTTTGCAGTTGATAGTCAGCTCCAAAAGAATGTATTACGAGATCCGCTTATTTTTAATGATCCAAAATGGAGAGTCCTTTTCTTGTTTAAGAGGTTTGGTGTTCGACAAGCTACTATGATGAAAGATATGATGATGGAAGAATTTAAAAATGGAAATCCAATGGCAGTATTAAGATTGATGGCAGGCGGTGCATTAGGCGGAGAATTTGTTATTTGGGCAAAAAATAAAATAAAAAGTGAGCTTACAGGCGATGCTTATTATCGTAAAGAAGATTTACTAACAGTAGAAAGATTTGTGAATAATTTAGCTGCTGTAGGTTCATTTGGTATTGTTAGTGATGTAATGGGCGTAGAAAAATTAAGTGATTTAGGTGAAACAACTAAATTTACTATAACACCTGTAGTCGCTGATGATGTTATTGGAGCTATAGATGCTTTTTCATCTGTAATGCGAGACTATGAAAAATATGGTGATGGATTTTTAGCTGTAAAAAGAAATGCTGATGATTTTGCGGGATATTTTGGTTCTATACCTCGATTAATTGCTAAAGGAAAGGCAACTAAACAGCAGCAAACTAATAGGTCTAGTAGACTAAAGGGAATTGAAAGAACTGCAATATTAGACTTATTTTTAGAGAAGAAGGGTAAAGAAGCAGGTAGAAGATTAATGCTTTGGAATAAATACAATAAAGGTGATCAACTCACTATTGAAGATGTTAATGCAAATGAAATTATTAAACGCGCAAAGCAAAAACAATTAGCATTAATAAAAGCACGCCAATAGTTTGGAACAAAATACACCCTAACTCGTTAATATTATTGAACTAACAGCTCGGTCACGCTTACCATAGGCTTAGAGCGTTGCAATAAACAAATAGCGAGGGAAATATGGGTACATACCGCGATTTTACAGTACAACAGGCAGTCACTCCAGCAGCAGATGCAACTGTTATCAATGATACCAACACTACACATACAGAATGTAGGTCTATTTATGTCGGTTCAGATGGTGACTATAAATTTTACATCAATGGTGCTTGGGTTACATTTTATGGAACTTTAGGAGGCTCAATATTGCCTGTTAGAGCAACTGGCGCAAAGACAAGTGGTGATGCTGCCACTGGAACTGCAATTATCTTTCTTTACTAAGCGATGCTTTTTGGACTAGGATTAGGCTTGACTCGAATGGGTCAGGCTTTTGCATCTTTTGTGCGCGATAGTTTAAAGTTATACTATCCTTTCAAAGACAACTCCCCAGACTTCTTATTAGAGGGTAGCACATCCTTTGATGGAAATGATTTTATTAATGCTGGGACATTATCAGATGCTTTTAAAAATGTTGCTGATATGTCTGTATCCGT